TAACATCATTAGTTTCTGCTCCCTCTTTGAACACCCTATTAACCAATTTGTCAAAAGTAATATATACGCTGTCTGTATCTTAACAAAATCATGGAAACGAAGGACGTGGATTATGTTATTGCTTCAGATACAGACAGCGTATATATTACTTTTGACAAATTGGTTAATAGGGTGTTCAAAGAGGGAGCAGAAACTAATGATGTTATCAATTTCTTGGACAAGGTTGCAAAAGAGAAGCTGGAACCTTTTATTGATAAATCTTATCAAGCGCTTGCCAAAGTAACCAACGCATACGAACAGAAGATGGTGATGACCCGCGAGGCCATCGCTGATAAAGGTTTATGGACTGCCAAGAAGCGTTACATCCTTAACCTGTATGACATGGAAGGTGTGCGGTTCAAGGAACCCAAACTCAAGATCATGGGCATTGAAGCAGTTAAGTCATCTACTCCTGCTCCCTGTCGTGCGAAGTTGAAGGAAGCACTCAAGATTATTATGGACGGTGATGAGAAGATGCTAAATACCTTTATACAAGATTTTCGTGAGGAGTTTATGTCATTGCCACCAGAAGATATCGCATATCCCCGTTCATGTAATGGGGTGAAGAAGTTTCGTGGCACAGACCGCTTGTTTATGAAAGGTGCGCCTATTCACGTCAAGGGTGCCATCCTCTACAATCACCTTGTGCAGGAGAATAAACTGGGCAACAAATATCCCTATATCCAAGAGGGTGACAAGATACGATTCATTCATATGAAAGAACCCAACATCTATCAGGCATCGGCATTTTCGTTCATCACAAAATTACCAAGGGAACTTGACATTATGGACAAAATAGACTATGATACACAATTCACTAAGGCTTTCGTTGAGCCACTTCGATTTATCACAGAAAAGATGAATTGGTTGATTGACGATAGTTACGGTACACAAGGAACATTAGAGGATTTTTTCGGATGAAAAAACAATATTATACACAACCCACAATACGAAATGATTGGGAAAGACTCCATGAGACATATCCAGAAGCTCGGCAGATGAGTTATAACAACGAAGGTTATGATTATATTATGGAAAATTGTCGTGGAACAAATGTAAGAATTGAAGAAAAGTATAGAAGAAAGCATGGAAAATATGAGATTACTCCCGCCCAAGAAAAAATTGCTGATATCTTTACTCTAAGAACATGGGACGGCGAGTATCATCATATGCTTGCCGAGACATATCACAAGTTGGCAAGACCTCACTCTGCTCTTGCAAGTGGTTGGCGTGGGAAGATTACTGAGGTTCCTCAGAAGACTTTTATTGAAAATGCAACTACAGATTTGAGAAGTTTGATTGATGATGTTGAACATGATTTTGGAACACTAGAGGAGTTTTTTGGATGAGATATAAACCCTACACACTAAAAGACGTTTACAGTGCATCTGCACAAGAGAAGTTCAAAGTCATCTCCACCTTTGCTGGTGGTGGTGGCTCTTCTACAGGCTATCGTCTTGCTGGTGGTAAGGTTTTAGTCATCAATGAGTTCGTTGAGGAAGCACAGAAGACCTATGCTGAGAACTATCCAGACACGGTTATTCTACCCGGCGATATTAAGGAACTCAATGGTAAGGATTTTCTAGATGCAGCTGGTGTTGGTGCTGGCGAGATTGATATCCTAGATGGATCACCGCCCTGTTCAGCATTCTCTGTTGCAGGGAAACTATCTCACAATATACATGAGGAAAAACATCTTGATTTATGGGGAGATAGTTACATAGAGAAGGTTGCTGGCAAACACTCTGATGGGTGGGGGCAGACCAAGAACTATTCTGATGGTAAGACTGTAGAGAATATTGAAGACCTATTCTTTGAGTTTCTACGAGTTGCAGATGAGATTAAACCCAAGGTGATTATTGCAGAGAATGTGAAGGGTTTAACTGTCGGTGAGGCCAGGGAGTATTTTAACAAGATACTCAACACGTTTGAGAAGATTGGTTACGAGGTCTGCGCTCAGGTATTAGATAGTCGTTACTACGGTGTATCTCAAACAAGAACCCGTGTTATTTTTATTGGTGTGCGTGAGGATGTTGCTGCTGCCACTGGATATAATTTTATGAACATCTCTCAGATATTTCCTGAGCCAGATAGGGAAGTTATTCCTGTTAAGGATGTGATGGTCGGTTTGGAATATGACTCCGAAGAAGTAAAGTATCTTACAGAAAAATTTACCAATACAGCATACTGGAAACAGACGGGTAGTAAGATGCCTATTGATCCTGATAAAGTTTTGACAGGAATGGATTACCATCCAAAGGGTCATCACTTCAATCTCAAGAGAGTATCACAGTATAAACCAGCACCTACAATTACAGCGATGGGTTCAGCAGATACCACTGCTGGTGCGTTTCACTGGATTGAACCAAGGAAGTTGACTTTAGGTGAATTAAAGCGTATAATGAGCTTACCTGATGACTTCATTTTGACAGGTAAATGGAATCAGAAGGCAGAACGCTGCGGTCGCATGGTGCCTCCGCTAATGATGGAAAAAGTTGCAACATCAATTTATGAAAAGGTATTAGAAAAATATAATGGCTGACTTTACATTTGCACATAGACAAGAAGGATTTGATGAACACATTGATTGGTCTATTCGTGGGTATAGCAATTTACTTGGAGATATCATAGGTTTCTCAAGATATTTTGTAGAAGAAGATACAAATGTAGTTGATCTTGGTTGTTCTACAGGTAAGACAACAGAGAGAATGTTGTTACATAATAAGGATCATTGTAAGAATGCTACATATGTTGGTGTTGAAATTGCTGAAGGATTTTTTGGTAATTTAGATGAACGACTAAAAAAATTAACCAAGAAAGAACCTTGGGCCGCAGTCGAGTTTCATAAAGGAGATGTTAGAGATTATGAGTTCAATAATTGTTCTCTTGTGACATCTATTTTTACCTTACAGTTTATGCCCAAGAAAGATCGTGAGACTGTCATTGAAAGGATTTACGATGGTTTGAATATTGGTGGTGCGTATATATTTGCAGAAAAAATATATACAGAAAACGCATTTATTCAAGATATGCTTACGTTTAATTACTATGATTTCAAATGTCAAAAATTTAATTATGATGATATTATGAGTAAGGAACAAACCCTTAGACATATGTTAAAACCTAATACATGGAAAGAAATTGAAGACATGTTGATGGGAGCTGGATTTAAGAGTGTACAAGTTTTTTGGCAGAACTTTTTATTCCTTGGTGCAATTGCAATAAAATAAGGAGATATATAATACATGACTGATTTTTTAAAAAACGTAATCAAGGATGTAGGAAACGAATATGCATCTTTGGTAATTGATGGTGTAGAAGCTGGTGATGTAGATTCATTTATTGATACTGGTTCTTACATATTTAATGCATTGTTATCTGGTTCTATTTACGGTGGTTTGGCAGCCAATAAAATTACGGCACTTGCTGGTGAATCCGCCACAGGTAAGACATATTTCCTCATGGGCATTGTAAAGAATTTCCTTGACAAAGACCCGAATGCTGGTGTAATTTATTTCGAAAGTGAATCTGCAATCACAAAGCAGATGGTAATGGATAGAGGTATAGACCCGAATCGTATGGTCATGATGCCTGTGACAACCGTACAGGAATTTCGTACTCAATCTCTAAAGGTTCTGGATTCATATCTTTTACAAAATGAATCAGACAAACAACCTTTATTTCTGTGTCTTGATTCACTTGGTATGCTGTCTACTACCAAAGAAGTAGAAGATACAGCAGATGGTAAAGAGACAAGAGATATGACAAGGGCACAAGTTCTCAAAGCTGCATTTCGTGTATTGACTTTGAAACTAGGACGTGCCAAAGTTCCTATGGTGGTGACTAATCATACCTATGATGTTATCGGTTCCATGTTTCCCCAAAAAGAAATGGGTGGAGGCTCTGGCTTGAAATATGCTGCATCATCCATCATCTATCTATCCAAAAGAAAAGAGAAAGACGGTACAGAAGTTGTTGGTAATATTATTCATTGCAAGAATCATAAATCTCGTTTGACTGTAGAGAATAAGGTAGTTGATGTTCGTTTGACATATGACAAAGGACTTGATCGGTATTACGGACTATTGGAGCTTGCAGAGAAGTATGGAATCTTCAAGAAGGTTTCTACACGATTTGAACTTCCTGATGGTTCCAAGCAATTTGGTAAAACAATTTTGAATAATCCTCAAGATTATTTTACTGATGAAATTATGCAAAAATTAGAAACTGCTGCAATGAAAGAATTTAAATATGGATAATACGGATGGCTAATTTTGACATAGATTTCTATTGCAGAGTTTATTATGAATGATCAAGAAATGGGAAACCCGCAATGAAATTAGAAGTAATTCCTAATTGCTGCTCTACATCATATCTTGATATGCTAAAATTTGCAGCGATGAACAGTAGTAATTGGAATCTCAAATATCCAATTGGTATGCCATTTGAAGATAAACATCTAAAACTTGATATTATTGAAAATGAACCAGTAGATGAAATGTTAGCTGGAATGGCAATGGGGCTTCTTATTCAGATATATGATAAAAGAAGTGATTTGTTTTATCCAGAGGTTTCTTATTGCGGCATAAGTATGAAGGACAAACATCGCACAGATAATAGACATATTGACCATGAGCATGATAAGGATTACATCAAGATTGTTGGGTTGCTAAACAGTAATTGGAATTCCAAAGACGGTGGATTATTTCTGCATGGTGATGAAGCAATTCCTATGGTTCCCACTAATTTTGTTGTGTTTGATCCAAGAGTTAAACATTGCGCTTCTGAAATTACTACGCATGAAAAGCGATTGGGAATTGATTTCACAGTAAAGAAAAAATAATGGATAATTTTTCTAGAATTTATAATGATGTAATGACGGAGGAGAAGTGTCAATATTTTGTAGACAAATTTGAAGCTCATCCAGAAATGCATGAAGAACAAGATTGTGGTGAAGGAAAAACTTTAACACTGATAAATTTAATGAATTCTCCTGATACTCCATTTAAAGAGGATTTAAATTTTCTTAGTAATTTGTTTATGGAAAATGTTGAGAAGTATAAAAAAGGTTGTCGTATAAAATCATTTCAGTTTCCAGAAAAATTTGGTGTCGAAGCATATAAGATTAAACGATATTTGCCTAATACAACAGATGAGTTTCCTGCTCATGTAGATGTTAGAGACTATGCAACTGCTAGACGTTTTCTAGTCATGTTTGTATATCTCACAGATAATTATGCAGGGCAAACAGAGTTAGAAGTCTTAACTGGTTCGTCACCTTGTAGAAGGGGGTCTATTCTACTTTTCCCGCCAATGTGGCCTTGGATACACGCTGGAAAAGCACCTGTGAAAAATCCAAAATATATCATAGGAAGTTATTTACAATATGTCTGATATAAAAAACAGATATATGTTTGTTTCACAAGAAAACAAAGATTTTTCTTCCATTATGATTAAAGATGGTAAATTCAAGGATGTAATATATAATTACGGTAAGGTATCAATTCCAGAAGAAGACAATTTAAATGAAGATGGAACCTTGCCTTTTCGTTTTGAATATACTATAATAGACAATGTAGGAATTCCAAGAGAAAATTTTGGAGAAGATTTTTTTATTCTCATTGGTGATATTTTAGTTGATATCATACATGAGCAATCAGAGGAAGATACTATTGCAAACGATTGAACGAACAGCACTTACACAACTTGTAACCAATGAGCAGTATGCTCGTAAAGTATTGCCATTCATAAAGAAAGCCTATTTTGCTGATAGAACGGAAAGAACTATCTTTGAAGAGATAACAAAGTTTGTAGATAAATATAATAAAATTCCAACACAAACTTCTTTGGAAATTGAGGTACAAGGAAGAAAAGATTTAAATGAGGATGACTATAAAAAAGTTGTTGCTGTTATTCAGACACTCAGCTCTACTGATGTAGATTTTGATTGGTTAGTAGATACTACAGAAAAGTTTTGCAAAGATAAGGCGGTGTACAATGCTATTGTTGAAGGCATATCTATTATTGAAGGAAAAGATAAGGATCGTGGGCCAGATGCTATTCCCAATATTCTTACTGATGCCTTAGCTGTTGGCTTCGATAATAGGGTGGGGCATGACTACCTTCTTGATTCAGAATCACGTTTTGATTATTACCACACAATAGAAAAGAAGATTCCATTTGATCTGGAATTTTTTAATAAGATCACAAAAGGTGGACTTCCACCTAAAACATTAAATATTTGTTTGGCAGGCACAGGTGTAGGTAAGAGTTTGTTTATGTGTCATGTTGCAGCAAATTGTCTTAGTCAAGGTAAGAATGTTCTGTATATTACATTGGAGATGGCAGAGGAACGCATTGCAGAACGTATTGATGCAAATCTTATGAATATTTCTATGGAAGATTTACATGATCTACCCAAGCAGATGTTTGATAACAAGATTGCCAAGATTATCAAATCAACTTCTGGGAATCTTATTGTCAAGGAATATCCAACTGCATCAGCTCATACAGGACATTTTAGAGGACTGATTAAAGAACTTGCTATCAAGAAATCATTTAAACCCGATATTATTTTTATAGATTATTTGAACATTTGTGCGTCAAGTAGATTTAAAGGAGCAATCAGTGTTAACTCTTACATGTATATTAAATCAATTGCAGAGGAACTTAGGGGATTGGCAGTTGAAACAAATGTCCCTATTATGTCGGCAACACAAACCACTAGATCAGGTTTCGTATCTTCAGATGTTGGTCTTGAAGATACGTCTGAAAGTTTTGGTTTGCCCGCTACTGCTGATTTCATGTTTGCACTCATTTCTAACGAAGAACTTGATGAGCTCAACCAAATCGCAGTCAAGCAACTCAAAAACAGGTACAACGATCTAACAGTGAATAAACGATTTGTTATTGGAATTGATCGTGCAAAAATGAGATTGTTTGATATTAAAGTATCTGAGCAAAGTGATCTTGTAGATAGTGGTCAAGAAGACTTCACAGAACCAGTGTTTGACAACACAGACTTCAGTGAAGGGTGGAAAGTATAACATGAAAACTAATATTAAAGATAAAGATAAAGATAAAGCTCAACCCGGCCGATTAATGTGGGAAAATGGTTATTATTATATGGCCGAACCTTTCACGGCTGAAACAACAAAACCTATTATCGCATGGATTATTGAAAACAACCTTATGCCCGACTGCCATCGTCAGAAGGAACTTACTCTGATTATTAATTCTCCAGGCGGTGAAGTGCATTCAGCGTTTGCACTTATTGATACGATGAAGGGTAGTGCTATTCCTATTAAAACGATTGGAATAGGAATGATAGCAAGTTGTGGTGTTCTTACTTTTATGGCTGGAGCAAAAGGAAAGCGGCTATTAACACCAAACACTTCAATTTTATCTCATCAATATAGTTGGGGATCATCAGGTAAGGAACATGAACTTTTTGCTCGTGTTCGTGAGTTTGAATTAAGTACAGAACGAATGATTACGCATTATAAAAAATGTACAGGAATGTCAGAAAAGAAGATTAGAGAGGTGTTGTTGCCTCCAGAAGATGTATGGCTATCGTCTGAAGAAGCAGTAAAGTATGGCATTGCTGATAAGATTGTTAATTGTTACTAACACTTCTGTTTTATAAATAGTGTAAACACATTTACGCATGGAGA